CGGCATACGATGTCAAGGCGTACTGAAGTATCTAGATTTACTGTAGCCATTACTGGTTAATTAGTTGGTCAATAATATCTGAGGGGGTAGCCTCTGGAGTAGCACCTTTCTGTAGCTCACCCCGATTGCCTCTTCTCTGCTCGATCAGCTTAGACTGCTCAACAGCTTGCTTCTCAACACGATCATCTTTACGGTCCTCCTTGAGTACTTCGAGTTTTTCTTTGAACTCTTGCTCGTCAGTCTTGAATCCGAGTGTAGCTTGAGCTCTGATCATCTCGATTTCTTTTCTGTGCTGATGCTTCAACTGCTCCATCTGTGCCTCCATCTGGGTTTTCATCTGGAGCTTTTGAGTCTCTATCTGAGCCTCCATCTGCATCTCTTGCATTCTACCCTGAGAAGCAGCCTGTGCTGCTTGAGCTTGAACTTGAGCTTGCATCTGAGAGTTCTGCTGAGCCATCTGCTGGTTGGCAGCAATTCTCTTTTTACGTCTCACCACAAGCAGTCGTTCTGCCTGATTGATGTCTTTGAGTTGACGAATCGCAATAGCGTCTTCAATGTCAAGTTCTTTCTGCGAGAGAGACACTTGAATGTTTTGCTCCAAGTACTGCTTTTCAATCTCCTCCATCTCCTTCTGGACTGTAACACCAAAGTTGTACATCACCAGATTCTCGAATGTAGAAAGCAAACCCATGTTCTCCTTGCCAACAGCATTAGCGTAGATCTCAAAGAGAATAGATTCTCTAGGTATAATCTGAATACACTTGACAATATCCTTGCATACCTTCTTGAACAGAAGCATTGATGCATTAGTGATATCATAGATAGCGTTATTTCCGGCAGCGATGGCTTGCTGTCTTACACCCACCAACGCATCCCCCTTGGGGCTTGAT